CGAGCCGTAACACTCTGATGGGCTTGGCTCGTTTCACTGAACAAGCTTTTGTGGGCGAACAAGGCGGTGCTAACACCATCCGTAACGGTGAAATCGGTGATGTGTATGGCGTGAAAGTGTTCGTGTCTACCAACGCTGACACACCTACAGACGCTAACGATGGCTCCGGTACAGCTCAACCAGCTCGTATCTGCTTGATGGCTCACAAGGACTCTATGGTCTTGGTCGAGCAAGTCGGTATCCGTTCACAGACTCAGTACAAACAAGAATACCTCGGTACTCTGTTCACTGCTGACACTCTGTACGGTGTGGCTGAATTGCGTGACTACGCTTCTGTTGCATTGGCAGTACCAGTCTAATAGTAGCTAAACTGAAGGGGCTGTCTCAAAAGGACGGCTCCTTTGGTGTATCTACTAAAAGAGGATAACCCTACCATGTCTGTAACCTTTAAATGCCTTCTCAGCGGTAATACCGTTACTTTTGAACACCAAGTCGATATTGATTCGATGAAGGGTCATCCTGACTACGAGGTCGTGGTTGATGAAGCCCCTGCTGCAACTGAAGAAGTTAAAAAGACTATCGGTCGTCCTAAGAAGACTGAGAACACATCTGAGGCAGAGTGATGGATGAGGTTTCAGCTCGTGAGTTTGGTCGCCTAGAAGCTCAAGTAGAAGCCCTCCAAAGCGAAGTACGCGATCTTAGCAAAGACGTTAAGTGCCTTTTAGAGTTAGCCAACAGGTCTAAAGGTGGTTTCTGGATGGGTATGACTATCGCATCCTTAGTTGGCGGTGGTATCACGTTCTTCATGGACAGAATATTCAAATAGGACATAACGACAATGGCTACTACATCAAAGAAACAAACTAAGAAAATCGGTAAGGTTATGGGTGAGTACAAAGAAGGTACTCTTCATAGCGGTAAGGGTGGCCCTGTCGTTAAAGACCGTAAACAAGCTATCGCCATTGCCTTGAGTGAAGCTAAGATGCCCATGCGTGGTCAACGTACAGCTAAGAACAAGGCTAAAAAGAAGATCTAATAATGGCACTCCCTACCTTCCTCTCCCTCGTGAATGATGTCTTAGTACGTCTTCGTGAGCCTACTGTCTCCACCGTAGCTGAGAACACTCTCAGTACATTGGTGGGGAAGTTCGTTAACGATGCTAAACGTGAGTGCTCAGATGCTTACGATTGGGATGCATTCAACACAGCTATCACCATCACGACAACAGCTAGTCAATATACTGGTTACAGCTTAACAGGCGCTGGTACTCGTTTCCGTGTCATCAACGTCTTAGACATCACTGACTACGGTTCTTTGCTCCCCAGTACAGTTAATGAGATTGAGAGGAGAGTATTCAGTACTGCTTCACCTCAGAACGCTGATCCTAGCGAATACGCTTTTAAAGGTGTAGATAGTAACGGTGACTCCCAAGTCATGTTATGGCCTATCCCAATTAAGACTAGTAATATTCGTTTTAGCTTGGTCGTGCCAGAAACTGACATGACTGCTGATGCAGATACAACTAAGTTAGCTAAGGAACCTATCGTCTTAGGTGCTCTCGCTAGAGCTTTAGTTGAACGTGGTGAAGACGGTGGTTTGAGTAGTTCAGAATGTTACGCCTTAGCTAAGAAAGCCTTAGCTGATGTCATCGCTATTGAACTCGCTCGTTCCCCTGAAAATGATGCTTGGATTCCAGCGTAATGTCTCAACAACTTCAAGCCTTCTCGATTACTGCTCCGGGCTTTATGGGCCTGAACACACAGGACTCATCGCTTGATCTGGCCTCTGGCTTTGCCTTAGTTGCTAACAATGCAATCATTGACCAGTACGGTCGTGTAGGTGCTCGTAAGGGTTGGAGTAAGCAACATAGCACGTTAGCTGCCTTAGGTACTGCTGATGTCAAGACTATCGCTGAATTGGTAGACAAAGATGGTTCTACTTATACTTTGTGTGCAGGTAACAACAAGATCTTTAAGTTAGTAGGTACTACTCTTAGTGAAGTTACTTTCAACGGTGTAGGTACAGCCCCTACGATTACAGATAGTAACTGGTCTACAGCTTTCCTCGATGGTGACTTGTACTTCTTCCAGCGTGGTCATGTACCTATCGGTTTCGATCCCGGCACATCGACAACGACATACTATCGTGTAGATCAAGAGTCAGGTTATAACGGAACAGTCCAACTAGCTAATATCATTATTAGTGCCTACGGTCGTATGTGGAACGCTGATACTACGACAGATAAGGTGACTGTTCAATGGTCTGACTTGAAAAATCCACATAAGTGGGGTTCAGGCACAGCAGGTACATTAGATACTACATCTGTGTGGCCTAAAGGTGGAGACACCATTGTTGCCTTAGCTGCTCATAATAACTTCTTGTTTATCTTCGGTAAGCACAACATCTTGGTCTACACAGGTGCTAATACACCAGCTACGATGACTCTGTATGATGTCATTACAGGTATTGGATGTATCGCTAGAGATTCCGTAGTTAATACAGGCACAGACGTTATCTTCCTGTCTGACACAGGTGTACGTAGCGTAACTCGTACTATCCAAGAGAAGTCAGCTCCTCTGCGTGACCTATCTAAGAATGTACGTAATGACTTGATGTCTGCTGTAGCTGGCGAAGACTTAGCGACAATCAAAGCTGTGTATTCACCTAGAGATGCTTTCTACTTATTGACTCTTCCTGTCTTAAAAACAGTGTATTGTTTCGATATGCGAGGAGCACTTCAAGACGGTGCTGCTAGGGCAACAACATGGACAAGTATTGAACCTAAGAGCTTCTGTGTCCTCACGGATGGTTCCTTGCTCATTGGTAAAGAAGGCTTCATCGCTAAACACACTGGCTACTTAGATGATACGTCTACTTATCGTTTTCAGTACTTTACAAATCATACCGACTTAGGTACACCCTCAGTTACATCTGTCTTAAAACGTCTTAACGCTGTTGTCATTGGCGGTAGTAACCAATATGTGACCTTTAAATGGGGTTACGACTTCTACGGTAACTACCAAGCACAGAACGTACAGATTCCAGCTCAAGGTGTAGCTTATTTTGGTGTCTCAGAGTATAATGTTTCTAGTTCTGAATACAGTAATGGTATTGCTTTGCAAACACTTAAAGTTTATCCTAATGGATCAGGTAAGGTAATTCAAACGGGCTACGAAGCGGATATTAACAACCTTCCACTATCTATCCAGAAACTAGAGATTCACGCTAAGAACGGAAAACTTGTATGACCGATTATACTAAAAGTACTAACTTTACATCTAAAGACACTCTTCCTACAGGTAGTGCTTTAAAGATCATTAAAGGCGCGGAGTTCGATACTGAATTCAATGCTATTTCCACAGCTATTGCAACCAAAGTAAATACCTCAGATATTGGTACTACAGTACAAGCTTACGATGCTGATTTAACTACCTTAGGCGCAGGAGGCTCTGCGGCTCGTTCCTTTTTAGGCCTTGCTATAGGTACTAACGTACAGGCTTGGGATGCAGATTTAGATACATGGGCAACAAAGACAGCCCCAAGTGGAACTGTTGTCGGCACTTCTGATACACAAACACTTACAAACAAGACGCTTACAAGCCCAACAATCGGCGGCACACCTACAATGAACGCTAGTGTGCTTTCATCAGGTACGGCTGTTGCTTCAACTAGTGGTACTAGCATTGATTTTACGTCTATCCCTTCTTGGGTTAAGCGTATTACTGTGATGTTCAATGGAGTGTCAACTAACGGAACTTCTAATATTCAAGTTCAATTAGGTGATTCTGGGGGAATTGAAACATCAGGATATGTTGCATCTATAGCTGATGCCAGTAGTATTAGTTCGCTCTACACAACAGGTTTTCCATGTACTTTTTCAATGTCTGCCGGTGCTCTTGTTTCAGGCCCAATTGTTATTAGTAATCTAACTGGAAATACTTGGGTAGCTGGTGTATTGACAATGCGACATGAGCCTAGTCCTTATCATGGTTCAGGTGCGAAAACTCTCTCTGATGTCTTAGACCGCATCCGTATTACCACAGTAAACGGCACAGACACCTTTGACGCTGGGTCAATCAACATCTTATACGAATAAATGAAAACACCTGTAGTTTATAGTAGAAACTACGTAGTGTATTTTGAGTACTACATGGGGCAGACAATTATCCATTGTGATTGTTCTAAGTGGAATAAACAAGTTAAGTTAGAGTTACAAAAAGATGTGGATACTTTAATGTCCCTACATAAAAAACCCATATTAGCCTTACACGATATTGAAGATAGTAAACATAGAAAGTTTTTACAACTTATGAAATTTGAATACCACTCAGACGTTGCTTGCTCAGACGGCAAGACTCGTCAAATATTTACTAGGAGTCTATAATGGGTTTAGAAGCAGCAGCTATAATGGGCGGTGGCGCGATCCTTGGGGGTTATTTACAAGGTAACGCAGCTAAGAGCGCAGCAGCGACTTCAGCACAGGCACAGCGTGATGCGGCTGCTATGGCTGCTGAGGCTCAGAAGTTCCGTCCTGTAGGTATCACAACTAACTTCGGTACGTCTAACTTTGAGTTTGATCCTAATGGTTATCTCACAAGTGCTGGTTACACCTTAGATCCTCGATTGCAAGCTGTCCAAGGCGGCTTGTTAGGCGGTCTACCTCAGACACAGCAGGATGTAGCTAACATCCAGAGCATGGGTCGTCAGTACATGGCTCAGTCTCCTCAGGAGCAAGCACAGCAGTACATCGCTAACCAACAAGCTCTGTTGGCTCCTTCTCGTGAACAACAGTCAGCTAACTTGATGAACCAACTAAGCAACACAGGTCGTACAGGCTTGTCCATCGCTCAAGGTGGTAACTTAGGTGCAGCTAATCCTGAGTATCAAGCTCTAGCAAATGCCCGTGCCTTACAAGACCTTCAGTTGGCTGCTCAGGCTACTCAAGCAGGTCAACAACAGTATACCTTCGGTCAAGGTTTGCTTTCAAGTGCTTACTCTCCATTGCAGTCTCAGTTGGGTACTGCTGCTACCTTGGAACAACTCGGTCAATCTCCTCTGGACATCGGTGCTCAACTTGGTGGTCGTTCCGCTACAGCTGGTGCTAACGTAGGTAATACTCTGTTGCAGGGCGGCTTAAACGCAGCTCGGACAGCTCAAGCAGGTAACGCTTACTCTCCGTTTGGTTCTGCTGTTAGCGGTTTAGCTTCTAATCAAGCTTTCGGTAGCGGTGTAGGTAATTGGTTGAATGCTTACGGTAATAGCAGACAAGCTAACCAACAGTACGGAGCTGAGAACGTCTACGGCTACGGCGGTGGAGGTATGCAACCTACTGAATCTGTATGGGGTAATATGTTTAACGTGGAAGGAGGCGTCTAATATGGCAACAGATTCTATGGTGGCAGGTCTGTTTAGCACTCCTGAACAATATCAACAAGCTCAAAGTCAAGCTGCTTTGAACCGTGGCGTTCAACTCGCTCAGTTAGATCCCTTTCAACGTGCATCAGCTCAGTTGTACCAAGGCGGTTACTTAGCCGGTGGCGCTATCGGCGGTGCTCTAGGCGGTCAAGACCCTATGCTTCAACGTCAATCTCAACGTCGAGCCTTTATTCAACAAATCGACATGAGTAGCCCTGAAGCACTGGTTAAAGGTATTAAGGCTTCAGCAGGTGATCCTGAGTTGAATGCTTATTTGTTGAAACAGTATACTGATCTCACTAACATTGCTCAGAAACAATCCATAATTGACAAGAATAAAGCTTGGGAAGCAAATAAGACAGATTATAAAGAACGTACTAATCTTGTCTCTCAAGTGGAGACTGATCTCGCTCAAGGTAAAGAAGTCGATCCTGTAACTTTAAACAAAGCTAAACTTGCTTTTGGTTACATCACAAAACCTCAAACTATGCCGCAAGCTGATGGCAATGTTATTGTTATTCCTCCTACAGTAGATGCTGCAATGTTTCCTAACATTGGTAAATTTATGACAAGCACAAGTAGTGCTGGAGGCGTAGGAGGTGCGGCAGGAGGAGGTAAAGCAGGTGTGATTACTACTCCGTTGGCTGAAGCGAAAGCCGCACAAGCTGAAGAAGATCGTCGAGGACGTTTAAGTAGTCTAGAATCTGGCGCTGCTCAGTTGCAAGTAACTCTCGATACGATTGAACAAACAAAAGGCTTGATTGGCCCTAAAACTACAGGATTTGGAAGCTTTCTGTCAGGTATCCCCACAACTGCCGCTATGACTTTAGCTGATAACACAGAGCAGATTAAAGCTAGTGTTGCCCTGACTAAGCTTAAAGAGATGAAGCAAGAATCTAAAACAGGTGCTTCTGGCTTGGGTGCTTTGAACATGAAGGAATTGGAAACAATTCAAAGTATCCTCGGTAAGCTCAATCCAAAGTCTGCTAACTACGCTACTGATTTGAAGAAGGTTGAAGAGTTTTTTGTACGTGCTCGAAAAGCAATGGATGAAGAAGTTCGTCTGACACGTGAAGGGCCAGCACAGAAACAATCACAGACTCCTACGCCACCTGCTAATAACAACTGGCAGAACTCTCAAGGTAAAGAAGGACAGTTAGCTATTTTGAATCAAGAGTTAGCTACAGCTCGTCAGCGAGGAAATGCAGCTGATGTCGCAGGTCTTGAGCGTGAAATCTCTCGTTTGAATGGTGGAAAGCCATCGACAACTAGCACTACAGGTAGTAAACTTACGTTTGATCAAAAAGTTCAACAAACAATGGCTGATCCTAAGAACGTAGGTAAGACTCGTGCTCAAGTGGAAGCAGCCTTACGTGCCGCTGGACATAAATAAGTAAGGATATAAATGGCTACTCTTCCACAAACACAAGAAGAAGCTCGTAAGTTAATCCTTCAAAGACAGGAAGCTTTACGACAACAATATGAGCAGGAACAAGCAGCTGGTACGTTAACTCGTAGCAAAGACGTTCAAATACGTCAACAGTTTGCAGATCTGAGTAAGCAGCTTGAACTAGCCTCTACAGGTACTGCTGGTAGTATCGGTAAAGGTTTAATGTCAGGCGTTCGTCAGAACTTTGACTTTCTAGGTCGAGGTATGCAACTTGCTGCGCCTTCCATGTCTCTTCCCGCAATATTAGCTCAAGCAGGGAGGAACTATAATTTTGGTCGTCCAGTTAATGAACCTCAAAGCCAAGAACAATTAGTTCCTTTCAGGGCTGGTCAAGGCGTAGGTGGTCTTGCTTCTGGAATGCTCCTTCCCGGAAATACAGTGAGATCTGTTGCTACAGGTGCTGGTTTAACTGCTGCCGATATTGGTATTGAGTCTCAAGGAGGCCCTCAGTCGATGGCTTCTTTGTCATATCTTGCAGCTTTCCTCGGTCGTTCTGGTTGGAAGGGCATGAAGTCTTGGCGTGAGGGTCGCAAGTTTGATGACCTCTTGAACAAACTTCCTGAAGATATGCCTGAGTTGGAGCGTAACGCTCTTAAACGCTTCATGTTGACAGGTCAAGGCTCAGACAACGGTATCGTAGCTGCTGCTATGCAGAAGTTAGAGACTAAGCCTGAGTTTGCTGAAATGCTTAAGAAGCTGCGTGAAGGCGCTACTGAGCAAACCTTGTCTGGTATGCGTCCTGATACAGGTAAGCTTACTAAAGAGCAAGCTAGTACAGGTCTAGTGCAGACAATTCAAAATAAACTTGATGGTCTTAAAGAGACTGTAGCTAAGTCTATTTTTGATCCTGATCGTCTAAGTTTATACGACAAGGCTAAAGGATATGGCGGTGGTAAAGCTATTGTTGATCCTACCAATACAGTTGCTCGTATTGATGAATTGATTAAAGAGTTTGAAGCTAAGAACACAGGTGATGCGGCTAATTCGATTAAAGCTTTAAAAGCCGTTCGTGAGCGTTTTGCACCTACGTTTAATACGGTAGGAAGTGAAGGCACTACAATTACTCGTGCTGGAGAACCTTCTAGAAATATTCCCGGAGCGCCTCCACGTTTAGTTACTGAAGAAGTAGTTGTTACTAAAACTGATGCTTTAGGAATGCCTTATCAAACAACAGAAACAAGGACTAGGGAAGTCCCGGGCTTTGGTGGAACGACTGTTGCAGGAACTCCTAATGTAAATGTCAATATTCCCGGAGCACCTTCTATTACTGTTCAGCAAAACGCACGTCCTGTCACTATTGAACAAGTACAGGGTGTGTTGTCTGAGTTTGGTAAGAAAGCTTCTAAAGATGATCGTTTGTTGCAAGATTTGTCTATCTCGTCTGAACAACGCATCAGTGCTGCCATCTTTGGTGGAATGAAAGACGATATTCGTGCTTCTCTAGGCAAGGTGACAGACCCTAATGATCGAAAAGCATTGACAATCCTTACTGAAGCTCGTAATCAAACATCGGATGCTGCGAAACGCTACAACGATGCTGTTGCTCAAGGAATGCCAGCATTCTTAAAAGACACTGATCCTGCTTCATTGAACTTTCAAACTTTGTCGGCTCAATATGAAAAGCTAACTCCTCAGCAACGTGCTTCTGTGCGTCAATGGGTAGGTGATACCGATCCTGAAGTCTTAAAGCAGTTTGATCGTCAAGTCTACACTAACTTCCTTGATAAGGCTCGTGATGCTGATGGCATGGTAGACCTAGGAAAGCTGACTAGCTTGTGGAACAGTACTAAGGCTACTGATCGTGATGCCGTTGTGACCGCTTTAGGTGTTAATGCAGGTGAGTTTAATGCGCGTATGCGTGATGCTACAGCTTTTAATAACCGTATTCGTGTGGCTCAACCAACTACTGAAGCAAACGTGATTAGCGAAGTTGCTCCTCCATTGGCTCGTTTAGCTGGCTCAACTGTTGGCTATGGCGCTCACCAAGGAGTTATGCTGACAGCGGATGTGGCTAAACAGTTGTTAGATAAAACTAAGTTAACTGATGACCAGCTGATGAAGCTTTTCTTGTCTAACGAAGGTGCTGACTTCTTGAAGACTCAGAAGCTAACTCCCGGCTCTGCTGAATTGTTGGATAAGTTGACTCAAGTGACTACATTGACTCCACCAGCGACAGGTACGGTACAGCAAGTTGGCGCTCAGTTGCAAGCTCCTGAAGTTACTCAACAGCCCATGCCTCAGACAACAGATGTAGTTATTCCTTCATTTGAGGAGGAGCCTGTTGCAATGCCTTCTGAACCTGCTGCACCATCAACAGAAACTCAAGTAGTGATTCCTACCTTCGACGAGTAAATGCCTCTAATAATCCTTGCTGGTGCTCTCAAGGCTGTTGAGGCTATCCAGCAGGGATGTGAGCTATACAAAGAATACAAAGGGGTAGTCCTTAAAGCGAAGGAGACCTTTGATGAGGCTAAAGAGCACGTAGATGAAGTACTAGGTCTATGGGAGTTCATTAAGTCTAAGTTGTTTCCGTCAAAGGAGCCACCTAAGGCTGTTACGCCGGAAACTACTTCTAAGACTACTGACGCACCATCTACTAAAAAGAAGGTACAGGCTAGAGTACCTCAGAGTGAGCAGGAGATTAAGAATGACCTCATAAAGAACTTGAAAGTGTTCTTTAAGGCCATGATAGCGATAGACAAGAAGATAGCTGAACAACAGTTACGGATAGATACTCAGTACATTGAGCCTGATGAGCTACTAGATGTCTCCTTAGACTTAGTAGTGGCTAAGAAGGAGATGGAGAAGCTACAGAAGGAGATCAGGGAGATCATGGTCTACCAAAGCCCTGCTGAGTTAGGTGCTCTGTATAGCGATGTAGTTGAGATGTTCGGGATAGTGCAAGAGAAGCAAGAGATA